AGCTCCATGGCAAAGAATCGGCTGAGCACTGCAGAGAGCTACGCCGGCGCCATGGCCAAACCCAATGGTGGAAGGCCCTGCGGCTGCGCGACCCCGCCCAGCTTCTCCAGTTGAACGACTACGCCGGTTGCGTTGACGCCCTTCTCCTCGATGCCTGGAACCCAGATCAACTGGGCGGCACCGGCCACCGACTGGACCTCGACTGGCTGCAACAAGTGGATCGCCACTGCCCCGCAGGGTGTCCCTGGTGGCTGGCAGGCGGCATCAGTGCTGAATGGATCCCTGATCTCTTGGCTCAAGTGCAACCGTTCGGGCTGGATGCCTCAAGCTGTCTGGAAGATTCACCTGGCGTGAAAGACCTCAGCAAAGTGAAGGCCTTAATCGACGCCACCCTAGATCACTAAGTTTGACAACAGCGATAAATAATCTCATCTAACATGAGATTATGAAAAAATTATTATCTTCACTGTTGATTTCAACATTGGCAATGGGTTCAGGAGTGAATGCAAAAGACATTCAGAACCCTAACAACAATCCCATCAGTTTTCCTGGTGATTATTATTCCAATGAATCATTGGGTTGTTTATTACTTCAAGAGTGCACTGACAGTGTTGTTGAAGTCACAAGTCGTAAGGACATTGAAGATTATTATGGTGAAACATTCAATCTTCCACAAGAGTTTGAGCAGATTCTTGTTGAGTTAGATAAAATTGGAATTAAAGTTTTTATTGCACCTGAGTCTTATTTTCCAACAGGACATCGTGGTGTTTATCACACTGTTTCTAATAACTTTTATCTCAATGATGCGTTCATGCATCGTTCTCATGTTTTGATGTCAGTTCTAAGACACGAAGGATGGCATGCTGTTCAGGACTGCATGGCAGGATCTTTAGATAATAACTTTATTGCTGTGATTCATAATGAGGATGACATTCCACAACTGTGGAAAGACATGGCAAGGAGAACTTATCCAAAACACTCACTTCCATGGGAACAAGAAGCTTCTTGGGCAGGAAGAACTGAGAACATGACACTCAATGCACTCAAAGCATGTTCAGCTGGTAACATGTGGGAAACTTATGAGCCAACTCCTCTCACAAGACAGTTTCTGGTTGACAAAGGGTTCATCAAAGATTAAAAGATTGTAAAAATCATTGGATTTGGGCAAAAACTATTATAAAATAAGAATGTCAACAAACCCACACAAACATGACTGCAAACATCGAAAAGAAGGATCCACTCACTGATGAAGAGTGGTTGGAATTTGTTGCTCTAAAGGATGTTATCAATGAATGTCCACAATGTTTGTCCAGTGATAAAATGGAAGTGTTCACAAACTATTTGATCAGAAGCATGAGGGAAATGGGTTCATGAGAGAAAGGAAATCATGGTGGAGAATCTGGGCTAACGCGTTGGGTCAGAAATCAGGAAAGAATGATGGAGAAGCCGATAAGGTAGCCATCATTAGAACTCTGATTATGATTCAGTTGATCACCACCAATGGTTTCATTATTGCAAATGCAATCAGACACTGGAATGATGTGCCAATTCAAAAAGAGGCACAATGTCAAACCATTCTCTTATAAATCTATTATAATTTCTAAGTGTTCCAAGGGTTCTTCATGACAGTCTACTATCCAACCAAGGCTCGTTATCGCATCACTCTTGATCTTGAAGTGATGGATGATTTTTCTCCTCATAATGTTGATTGGGAGAAACTACTTGACATTCAAGGTTCAGAAAAAGTGATCTCTTATGTGGAGGACTTGACAAATCCAGACAATTATTATTCATGAGTTGGATAGTTCCAAGACCGTCCATTCTTGACCCTAAACCAATTTTTCATGGTTTTGTGGTTGAGGATGGACTTTATGCTATTGTCCCAATGGGAACTAAGTTTTGTGTAATTTACAATGGAAGACAGGATAAAGTGTGTAGGACAGAGAAAAGTGCAAGAAATCACATCACCAACCTGAGGAAAAAGAGGAAATAAATGTTACTCACCTTTTTTCCTTAGTGTTCCACTTGTGTAACCACTGAATTATTATGAAACCAAACACGCATCAAGAACACCCTGAAGATCTCATCCTCACAGGTGACTTGTCTGTGTTTGATCTTCTTTATGATCATGGTTCATTGTCCATGAAGATGGATGGCGTCTCTCTTGTTTGGGGCACTAATCCTCACAATGGATTGTTTTTTGTTTGCACCAAGGCTGCATTCAACAAACAGAAAGTTCGTCTCTGTTATGATCACAATGACATCATTCGTCACTTTGGTCATCAACCAGAGATGGTCAACATGTTGTCACATGCACTGACTTATCTTCCCAAGACTGATAACATTTACTGGGGTGATTGGTTGGGTTATGGTGATAATCAAGTTCTTCAACCTAACACCATTTCTTATCTCTTTCCTGAGGTCATTCAAGAACGTTTTGTTGTTGCACCACACACAGTTGTCACAGTGACAGATAAGTTCTCTGATGCTGAGTGTGTTCCTCTGACTGACATGTTGGATGGAAATGATTTTGTCAGGTTTGTTCAACCTTCTGTTGATCGTGTCTTTCAACAACAGAATGTCCCACAGATTGACACCTCATCCATTCCATTCTTGACTGACAAACAGGCCTATTATGCCAAACAACAGATCAATGATGTCATTCGTCGTGGTCATCAGTTAGATGATGCTACACTCACTGACATTCTTGGTTCTGCTCAACTTGCCAACCTTTATCAGTTAGTTATTGAGATCAAGAATGATTTGATGGATTCTCTTATCATCACTGACAGTCCTCGTTCCTTTGTGTTTGAGGATGTTGAGATCGATGGTGAGGGTTTCGTGTTCTACAATGATCATGGTTCAGTCAAATTGGTTGACAGACCATGTTTCGCCTATGCAAATTTCAACTCTGGTTATTCATCATGACTTATCGAATGCTTTGTGACCTCAAGACCAAACAACTCATGTGGACTGTGAATGGATCTATTATGTTAAATTCTGTTCAAGTTTCTGCTTATAATCGTAAAGTTGCGGCCATTCAAAAGTCAAATGGTTCATGATGTGTTATAATAAGTTGTTCCACACTACTTTATTATGAAATTTGATCCTGATAAAACTGAAATCTTTCGTGAGTCTGATGGCACTGAGTTTGAGTTCAACTTTGATCGGGTTGAACACATCGCCAGTGACATTTTCGACACCTATCGTAAAAATGTGAAGAAAATGAAGAAGAAACATCTTAAGAGTAAGAAAAAACACAATAAACACTTCAAAAACATGGGTGCATTGTTTGATGAATGGCACACAGAAAATAGTGAAGAAACACTTTATCTGGTGTTCAGTGATGATAATAACAAATGGACTGAAATGGTTTCAGACAATGCACTTTATCCCAGGTGTGAAATGGACGAGTAAATGTTACTCACCTTTTTTATTAGTGTCTCATTAGTGAACCACACATCAAAACAATGAACAACTCCTCTGACATTCTTCGTGAGCTACAACAACTTCGTAAAATCTGGCGTGAGCAGGACTTCAACCTAACGCCTTCGCAACAGGCACGTTATGATGAGCTCCTTCTTCTTCGTCGTGCATTTGTTAGTCATTGGCAACAAAATGGTCAGGTTTGGACTGCAGCAGACCGTGCTGCTTCTGCCCATGTTGGTGATGCTGCCTAATGATAATGGGGTGGGTAAATGTTACTCACCTTTTTCCTTAGTGTTCCACTTGTGTAACCCCTAACCACTTTCACTATGGCAACTCGATCAAGAATTGGTCTCAAACTGAGTGATGGTTCTATCCTCTCAGTTTATCATCATTATGACGGCTATCCTGAATGGCTTGGTAAGACTCTTGTTGAAAACTATAACTCTTATGACAAAGTCTCTGAACTAATTGATCATGGTGACATGAGTTCCTGTTGGTCAGATCAAGTTTGGGGAAAGAAACTTCCCAAAGGTCAATTTACTGTTGAGTCTTATGCAATGAGGGGTGAGGATTGTCCTCCACGCCTTGATAAGAATCTCTTTGATTATCTTGATTATGGTGAAGAGTTTGCTTATGTGTTTGACAATGGTTCTTGGATCTGTTATGATCGTCATGAGTTTGATAATGAAGAACCTGAAGTCGTCTCTATTCCAGAATGACTATGTTCACGACAATCTCTTTTATAGTCACAATGAGTCTTCTCCTCTTGTGGCTCAAGAAAAATAACAACGGTTTCACTCACTTATGAACTTTTTCACCAAACTTGCTACCACCATTGGTGCTACTACTCTTCTCTTTTCTACTACCCCAGTTCATGCAACTGGAACCATTGAGGAACATCAAGTCCTCATGAATTCACTTCAGGCAGTTGGAGTGAATGTTTATGTCAACCCTCGCAAATGCCTTGAACATGAGGATCTCAATGGTGCTTATTGGCCAGGTTTGCGAACTCTGATGATCTGTCAAGACAATGCTAGAATTTATAATGGAAGGATGGTTCCTTGGACTGTTGATGACCTGAACACACTTCGTCATGAAGCTCATCATGTTGTTCAAGATTGTAACAACGGTGGACTTGGTGACAATAGGTCCTCTCGTCTCTTTCAAAACACAAAACAACTATCAAACTTTATTGGTAATGCAATGAGTCATGAACAGTTTATGCACATTGTAAGAGTTTATGATGAAGCTGGCACTTCTACTAGAGACATTTTGATGGAGACAGAAGCGTTCGCAGTTGCAGAAACAGTTAGTCCATTGACTATTAGTCGTAAACTTATTGAGTTTTGTGGAGTAAATTAAGATGATAATGCGACCAGAGGAACGGAGGTCGTTAAACTCATAGTTCTGTGGTGGTTACAACTGAGAGTAAGTGTTCCTGTTGGTGGTGCTTCAGGGTCAACACTTACTCTTTTTTATTGCTTTTCTAAATAAGGATGACGAGATTCTCTGACCATGAGTAATAACATCAAAAAGCTTTATTTGGAAGCTAATGACATCTATAAACAGATTCACGAAGGCATCTTTAGTAAAGATGGCATCAATCGTGGTGATCTTGCTGGTGGTGGTTATGGTGTGAAAGGGAGTGGAACTGGAAAGGTTGGTGGTGAAAGATCAACTGGACAGAGAGCCACACGTTCTGACGCAGGTCAGGAAAGACAGAGAACAGAAATGCCCAAACAAGAGAGAGGCACCGCAGGACTTTCTCCAAAAGAACAACAACGCAAGGCTTATAAAGAAAGAAAGGCAAGAGAGGCAGCAGGACAAAAGAAAACACAGTCTTCAGCATCACTGGAGAAGAAAGCCACACAACTCATCAAAAAACCATCTGAACCACAAAAGAGCACTTACAAAAAGAAGAGCATTCTTGACCGTAAGACCAGAGATTGGAAAGGTGAGGGTGTGACTGGAAGAAAGGAAAGAGATGCAGCAAGAAATAAAGAGAAGTCACAATCTTTTTCACAGAAAAAGGCTGATGCTATTTCATCCTTCACAAAGACTCATGGAAGGGCTCCTAACAAAAAAGAAAAGATGCAGATTGCTGGTCGCATCCGTGGCCTGACCAAGTGACCCCTGAGAACCCAGTCGTGGTGGGGGCTCACTAATTAACAAAAACTGTTTTTTCTTGAATTAGGTGGGTTCAGGTGTCATAACACCTAAAGGACAGTCAAAACGTGCTCAAAGCAGTTTATGACACCTCTGGTAGACTCTAAATGTAACTCACCTTTTCTCCTTAGTGTTTCATTGATGTAGAAACACTCTTTATCATGGACATTCAACAGAAATGCATTAACCTCATGGGTGAAACTCTTTATGACCAGTTTATGTTTCACATGAACAATGGTAATGAAGCAGATGCCTTGGCCCTTGGTGCAGAATGGGTTGTTGATGGTGACCCAGAGGATGGTGAATATCAGTTCACATTCCTTAATGACATTACCAATTTGTCCTGATAAAAAATAAATATGGTAACGCTACAAACATTTTATGACTTTTGATAAGAAAGATAACAATTCACCATCATCAAAGGAGTTAAAGGATAATAATAAGAATGAAACTATTGGTTCACACATAAAGAGTGCATTGTATCCCATAAAATTATTCTTTTGGGATATGTTAATTTTAGGATGTGTGAGTATGATAACAAATGAAGATTAAATGTTACTCACCTTTTTTCTTAGTGTTCCACTTGTGTAACCACTGAATTATTATGAAAGAAACTAAATTCAACATCTATGGTGAAATGTTCCATTCTGATAGTTATTCACGAATGGACGTTCTGAGTTACATTGCGTCCTCAAGAGAGGAGGCATTAGTGACATGTAAGAGAATCAATCCTAAGTTTCACATTATGGGGATCTGGGAAGATCACAGTAAACCTGAAGTTGTAAAAGTTCAATCATTGGTTTAGATAATAATGAACTACACTGAGTAAATGTTACTCACCTTTTTTCTTAGTGTCCCACTTGTGTAACCACTGAATGATTATGACACTCACTGAAAGAAACCAAAAGCTTTACGAACTGCGTGAGAAACTCAATGCAGCTCGTGCACAAGTTGCATGGATTGAACAAGAGATTTGGCTTGTCAATGATCAATATGATCGTCAAGATCTTGATCTCTTTCAAGAAATGTTTGAAGAAAAAAATACACTATGGGATCACCTTGATCGCATGAGCGACACTCCCATGGCTGAAGAAGTCTACGGAGGTTGATGAAATGGATGACACATTTATTACTATTGAAGCATTCAACTTTGATGTTGAGGATGGTCATCTTTATGAAGGAGATCGCAATGAGGATCTTGACCTTTATTGGGTTCCAAGTTGTGGTGATCTGAATGATTTTCTTATAACCGCTTGTGAGAACCATCTTGAAGATCAAACTGCAATGGTTATAGTTGCATCTCGTGATTATGTGACATTTGATGATGATGGAGAAGTCGAAGATTATGGAGGTTGTAGTTGGCCAGAGACTTTTGTCTGGCACAATCATTCACTTTTGACTGAAGAAGAATATCTTGATAACAAATAAGAGTCATAAATGTTACTCACCTTTTTTCTTAGTGTCCCATTGATGTAATCACTGAATCATTATGACCTTCTGTGCTCCTGAACTCAAAGCTGAATATCTCACTGAGTGTCTGATTGAAGTTATCAACGAACGTTGGTGGCTGGACATGACTGAATCGGATCACCCTTACGCTCACAAGGCATTCATTCGTGAGGGTCGTAAGTATCTGAAAATTATGATGTGTGATGTAACCTCCAAACATGAAGATTACAACCCTCGCAATGGTGGTCGAGTGTTTATGTTCGTTGACAAGAACACTGGTGACATTTACAAACCAGCAAGTCTGAACGCACCCGCTAAAGGTGTTCGGTTCAACATCGACTTCCTAGTTGATCATCCTGAGGTTGTTGACCCTTATGGTAGTTTCCTCTACATCAAATAATTTGTCTATTGACCACATTTGTGTTATTATTGGATTATCTAACTTATCATCATGACTCAACAACAACTCCCTCCCACCAATGTTGAACATCCCATCACCAATCAACAGGTGGTGATGGTTCGTCAAACTGCATCTGGGTTTGAACAAGGCATTGCTGCTTCTGTTGGATTGATAACAGCAGGACCGTTAGGGGCACTTGCATCATGGGGAACAATTCGTGGTCTTCAAGGTAAATGG